TAATTTAAACCTTTGCAATTATTACGAAAATCATAAACTTACGCTCCGTCACCTATGCGGATAATCATAGGTAAAATTTAATGCTAAGAGGAATTAACTCTTACTATTATATAACATCAAATACATATTAAGAATATGGTATGTTCAAATAGTAGATGACTGAATGATTATCTAAATTATTGAATGGAGATTATAATACGCTCATAGATGCGTTGAATATCCATACTAATACTTATTAAAAATTCAAAAATCAGCACTTAAATTATAAATGTTAATTTTCAAACTTCTTTGTTTGTAAAAATTAAATCATAATCACTAAAATTCGATAGAACCTCTGGTTGAGTTTAGTCGTGATGCGTAATTGACGCTATGGTTTGTACAGAGCTGTAGTAATTGCAAATAAATATGCTAGAATAATTCGGACGGCTCCGGAACCTGTCTTGAAAACAGTGTGTGTTTAACGGCATGGGGATCGACACCTCATTCTAGCGCTACTCTCCTCTCCGGAGAAATTTTAAAACGAAAGTGAGTGAAATAAAATTTTACCAATAAGCAAGAAGGAAGCTAAGCTATTAGAATCTCAAGGATTCAAATATTCTGATCACAAAAATTATTACGAAGCAGACTTATGTCATTCTGCAAACAAGCGTCACAGAAGCTATTATGCTGCTCCTAAAGTAGCTGTTTTAAAGGCATTAAAAGCCATTCGTGGCAACTAAATGTTATGGGTGAAGAATACCATGGTTTCATAATACAACGTACAGAAACGGGTTATAGAGTGTGTAGAAGCGATGACAATAACGCTCACATACATTTCAAAAACTATCACGCTGCCAAAAGATTAATTGACAATGTGGTAGATGAAAAAATACCTCGTAGAGTAGGTAATTATTATTTATCATGTATCGCAAGACTAACCATAAATGAAAAACATAAAGAAAAAGTAGAACAACTTCTTGAAGTCAGGAAAAGAAAATCTCGACAGAGATATTTTAATCCTCGCAAGAAGTCCTTTTAATTTGGAGGTAAATATAATATGGCAAAATTAGATAATACAAAACAAAGTATCTACAATATTGTAGGAGCAAAGGTTGAAGAAATTGATGGTGAGCTGTATTTGAGTCATGAGGAGTTTGGGGAACCTATTAGTGTAAAAGATATGTTTATGGAATATAAGGATCAGTTAGTTGACTGCAAACTCGGAGGAGCATTGCCACTCTCTTCTACAATGTTCGATGCGGAATAATTGGTAAGGCGGTGAATGAGATAAATCTATATAGACAAGAAGGCGAAGATTTAACTGGCTGGAAGATTAGATGCTGCTTGGCAAAGAAGCGTGGAAACACTGATATGGATTGGATAGAAATCCGAGATATGCTTGGACTAGATATTACTTCAGATCAGTTAAGGAAACAGGCCGTTGGATATGAAGAATATGATAGCTATATACATGGGTATAATAGCGTTTCTACTACTATCCTATCCATTTCTGATTTGCATGTACCATTTCAGCTCCCAAAGGAATTACTGTCTGATTATGTAGGCAGAACAGACATTTTGCAACTTAACGGGGATATATCAGATATGCAATCAATTTCAACTTTCCCAAAGGCATATCGTGTAAGCCCGATGGAAGAAATTATTGAGACACGAAAATATTTAATTGAGTTGATTGAATATATCAATCCGAAGAAGGTAGTTATTACATATGGTAATCACGATATTCGCTTTCAATCATACTTGGCAAAAAACTTGGACAGCGATTTATTAGAATTAATGCCAAAAACATCACTTGAATTGATTTTCGTAGATGGTTTTAGGCATTTTGATAAACGTGAGCGCACAAAAGTTGAGTATAAGCCACTAAAAGACGTATTTGAAAATATTGAAATTGAATACACCGATAATTGGTACTGTCAGATTAATGACACTATATTCTGTCACCCTATGGCATACTCTTCTGGTATTTTAAAAACAGCAGAAAAAGCAATGCTATGGTTTAGGAACGAAGGATTTAATTTCAGACGACTCGTCATGGCTCATACTCATCGTAGTGGGCAATATACAATTGGAAATACAACAATTTATGAGCAAGGAGCATTTTGCGATGTAAAAAAGAATAATTATTCTGACGGAAAACTCTTCAATAGCCAAAAGGAAGGGTTTATTTTTATGTGTCAGGATCATGCAGGCAATACGATTGATGACAAAACAAAATTAATAGTTTTGAACTAAACATACATTTGATGGCGAATCGCTTGTGGCGGTTCTTTTTTATTGCTTTAACTGAGAAGAGGTGTATTTATGAACGATTTTAAAACAATCGATACTTTAACAAAATTTCAGGAGATTGCCAGCAAAAACATTGTGTCGGAAGATGATCGAGAATATATAAAATATTTTCCATTGAAAGTTTCAGAGTCTATTCTTCATGATTTAGGAGATTGTGAAGCAATTAGAATTGCAAATGCCATTCTGGCAGTAGCAGAAAAGTCATATTAAGTGCTGCCAACATAATAAATGGCGAATGACTGCTGTGCGGTAAAACCTGGCGAAACGCTAGGTTCTTTTATTTTACAGAGAAAATTTGCGGATATGTGAGAAGAGTCCGCTGTTAATGACTTTCGGCTGTATTCCGATTTTGTCATATGAGTTTAGACTGTATTTCTATTCTCTCTTGGAGAGATTTGCTGGATAATTACCAGCCCCTCTCCTTTTATCAGAAAACAAAAATTCAAAATAAAAGGAGAAATGTGAATGAGTGATATTACTTTAAAAAGTAAAGATGGAAAAATTTTAGCAAGCAGCCTTGATGTAGCTGAAAATTCGGGAAGAATCATAACCATGTATTAAGGGATATTGATAACTTAATATCTGGCTGTCCAAATTTGGACAGCGAAATGTTTTATGTGGACATGTATGAAAATCGAGGTAAAGAGTATAGATACTATGAAATGAACCGTGATGGTTTTTCATTATTATGTATGGGGTTTAGCGGTAAAAAGGCTCTTGAATGGAAACTAAAATACATAAATGCCTTTAATTCTATGGAAGATAGATTGTTGGCAGGTAATAACCTTACCGAAGAAGAAAGATTAAAATTGCAATTATTTAGTAAAAACCCTTCCGAAGTTGCGTCGGCACATAATAAACTTGTAGACCTTGCCACTGCTCCACTTTTAGTAACAATTGAAGAACAGAAACCAAAAGCTGAATTTCATGATACAGTACGTTCATCAAATAATTCTATTTCTATTGGCACGTTTTCAGGCGTGGTACAAAACAATCCGAAATTAAAGAAATTTGGACGGAACAAAATGTTCGAATGGTTTCGCAAAAATGGTTACTTATGTACGTGCGGCGATCTAAAGAATAAACCTACTCAAATCACACTGTCCGGTGGATATATGGATTATGACGAGTATATTACAGATAATGGTTATGGAAAATCAATAACTACATATAAGCCATTGATTACGGGCAAGGGTCAGATATATTTTACAATGAAATTATTGCAAGAAATTGAATATTAAAACATGCGGAGAGATTTATGATACTCTCCTATTTTAAAATATTATGATAAGGAGATTTTTATATATGACAAAACCAGAATTAATTGATGAATTATCAACAAAAACAGGACTCCAGAAAAAGGATACTGAGATGTTTTTAAAGGCATTCACAGAAGTTATTACAAAAGAATTGGCAGAAAAGCACCAGGTTGCACTAGTGGGCTTCGGTACATTCTCTGCTGTTGAGGTTGCGGAGCGTACAGGCACCATTCGGCTCGGAGATAGGAAGGGCGAAACTTACACTACCCCCTCTCATTGGAAACCAAAGTTTAAGCCAGGTAAGGCGCTTACTGATGCCGTAAAGTAAGGGGTGATATGAATGTTTGACATTATAACGAAGACAATCAACCTTACTGATGACGAAATCTCAATTCTGAAAGAAGTTCTTGAAGCTCGTCAGGATACATGCGTATCTATCGGTGAAACGATGACCATTGAAGGACTTCTGGAGAAGTTGGATTAACTGCGAAATACATATTTTTATGTATAAATATATCACAAAAAGGAGTGAACATGCATGATTAAAGATTATGAAAAGGGTGTTAATGTATTTGAAAATCCCGAAGAAGAATTAAAATGGAAGAACCATATGGCCGAGTATGGCCCGGCAACTGGAAAGTCTCATCCTGATGACTGCGCTTATTGTGCAGCTCGTGGTTGGAAGACCTTCCCTGGAACCTCTTTTAAAGAGGAATGTGAGAAGAGAAAAGAACAGTAATTTTGGAAGCGTAGATGTAACAATCTACTCTTCTATTTTTGTATTGAATAGCGATTTTATTTGAAATTTAGAGCCAATGATGGCTCTTTTTATTATGTAAAAAGGAGGTGGCATAATGCCAAATTCAAATACCACTGGCAAAGTGCCAGCCAATAAACAAAAAGGAAGCAAAATATGTACCTGCTGTCATGAAGAGAAAAAGCTTACGGACTTTTATGTCAGCTATAGTCCTCTTTATTCTATAGATAAACGAGTTCCTGTTTGCAAGGAATGCTGTAAATCAATGGCATTAAACAATGATGGTTCTGTAAATGAAATCAAATTGAACGAATTACTTCGATCCATTGATAAACCATACTACAAAGATTTAATTTTTTCATCGGAGAGATCTGTTAAAAAAGAAAACAGTTACATCAGCGATGATGAATTAAAACTTCATGGCATGGAAATATTACAAAAATATTTTACGCTTATTGCAATGAGACAGGATAAAGCTAAGTCATACTCTGATTCTGAAAAAGATGGATTCATGCACCAAAATAACAATAGGATAAAACAGGAGAAAGAATTCGTAGAAAAAAACTATAATGATGTAAATACTCAAAACAAACACAACACAGCGGGTGTACATAACGATGAACTGATTTATAGCAAGGAATGGAAAGGAAGTTATAATCAGCGAGATATTGAAAGCCTAAATGAATATTACATTGGATTAAACAGGGACTATAAGATAATTACTTCAAACCATAGAGATTATGCACGAAAAATTGCAAAAGCAAGTTTACAGATGGATAAATGTTACGAAGACATGCTTAATGGTGTTGACGGAGCCGATAAAAGATACAAAGATGCCATGACCACGTTTGATACTCTATCAAAATCTGCAAAATTTAGTGAGAGTACTCGAAGCGTAAATGATGTTGGGATTAGTGGATTTGCAAAAGTCTCTGAGATTGTAGAATCTCATAACTGGATACCTAAGCATATGCCAAAGGACAAAGATGTAATAGATGAAATGCTTGAATATTTAAGTACTATTACAAAATCTATTTAGGTGACATATGGGTAGATTAAGTAAAGAAGAGAGACAAAGAAAACTTGATGAGTACAGGACTAGAGAGGACTTTGATAATCCAAGTAGTAATACTATCGTAAATCAAGAAGATATTGATTATGAAGCATGGACAGAATTCATTTCTTATTACAGATATTACATAGATGAATTTGCCACAGACGTATTAGGCTTAAAGCTTTTTCCATTTCAGAGATTAATATTGCGGGCGATGGCTAGATATGATTCAAGCTGTCTTATAGCATGTAGAGGTTTGGGAAAATCTTATATTGTTGCAGTATTTTTTATATGTGTGGCAATTTTATATCCGAATATTAAACTTGGCATCGCATCCGGGAACGCACAGCAGGCAAAAAACGTAATTATCCAGAAGATTAAAGGTGAATTATCTAAAAACAAAAATATCGCAAGAGAGATTAATTTCCCAATTAAAACATCTGGAGATGATTGTGTATGTGAATTCAAAAATGGATCTGAAATAAGAGCGATCACTCTTGCACAGGATAGAGGTGGAGATTCTGCACGATCATGGAGGTTTTCTTATTTGTTGGTCGATGAAGCCAGACTTGTCAAAGAAGATATTATTGAAGAAATTCTCACTCCTATGACGAAAACAAAGCGGCAAGCAGCAATTGATTGGAAGCAAACCGAAAAAGGAAAAATGATATTCATCACTTCTGCTTATCTTAAAACAAGTCCAATTTATAAAAGATTTAAAAATCATTTTGATGAAATGGTCGGTGGAAACCAACAATATATGGCAGTATGTTTTCCATATCAGGTAGGTGTACAAGCCGGCCTTTTTGATATGGACGATATTGAAAAAGAGCTTGCAAAGCCAACGATGACAAAAGATAAATTCATGTATGAATATGAAGGGATATTTGTTGGCTCTAGCGGAGAAAGTTATTATCCGTATGAATTAACTATGCCATGTAGGGTTCTTGAACACTGCGAGTTAGAGCAACCAAAAAAATCTGATTCCATATATGTAATTACACATGACGTTGCCGTGTCTGATGCTAAAAATTCAGATAACGCTTGTACTCATGTTATAAAGTTAAAATTAAGACCAAATGGAACGTACACAAAATCTGTCGTTTTTACAAAGGTTGTAAATGGTGCTCCACTAGAAAAACAAAGAGATTATTTGAGAGAATTAATACATCTTAAATTTCCAAATTGTAAAAAACTTATAATTGACGAAAGGGGTTCTGGAAACGGGTTACCAAGAATGTTCTATGAAAGTTGGGAGTACACCGATCCAAAAACAAAGATTACAGTTGAATATCCGCCACTTATTAAGGACAATGATGAGGAAGGTTTTTTGTTAGAGAACTCAATCCCAATGATACGTGCTGTAAACGCCACAAATGAGTTTAATACCACTTATTATCCTTATATGAAATCATGCTTTGAAGATAGGACGCTGCAATTATTAACACCTTCAGATAATGTTGATGCAGCATATAAAGCAGGAGAAATATTACCGGAAGAATATGCTCAGTATATAGAGCATGATACTCTACAGAGCGAATTGAGCAATATAAAACAAGATTATTCT